TTCACCGCAGCATCGTACCAAGACGCAGGCGGTAACTTGTACGCAGTATGCTCGACAGTCGCAAAGCCCATCTTTGCACAGATGGCAGGCCAGCCTTTAAAAGCCCCTGACCATGCGCCCGATATGGACCTAGAAGCGGCTACACGAGCGCAGGCACTGCTACAGATCAATGGCGGCACAGCAAGCCCGGATGTTATAGCGGTGATACTGGGGGACAGACTGGAGTCAGCGCAGGATCACATTGCATCATTAGGCTTGTATCGAGCACCGCAAGAGGACGTTAATCAATGAGCAACATAACCTCCAGAACGTACCCCGTGCAGACAAACAGCAAGGCTAACGACCAATTTACAATAGTTCGTAACGGGCAGCTGATGAAGCTCACACGCTCAGGGCTAGACGCTCTTATTAAATCACTGGCACCTGAAACAGTTCTTGAGCTAACTGACACCCCGGCAAGTTACATCGGCCAGCAGGGAAAGGTGCTAGTGGTTAACCCTGGCGAAAATGGCATGGTGTTCGAGGCAGCAACAGCCGGTAACTTTCTTGCGCTAAGCGATACACCTGAAAGCTATGGGGGCAAGGCAGGTAACATCCCGTTGGTCAATGCAGGCGAGACAGCGCTTGAGTTTATTGCCAATGCCCTGATAGCTCTATCTGATACGCCGTCAGCCTATGCAGGTGCATCCAAGAGGGTTTTGAGAGTCAACACTGGCGAGACTGCGGTAGAGTTCGTAACACCTAACGACGCAGCCCCAGACACCAACCTAACCGGGGGCTTTGCTGACTACAACAACGGGGCCGGCACTCAAGCGTATGTTGTGGCTGATGGCTTTCTAAAAGTTACAAACAACGGTGCAGGCCCGGCAACAAACGAAGAATATCTGCCAACGGGCGTAACAACGATTTATGACGGCGCAAACAGTCAGTTTGACTTTAGCCAGCTGCCCGATGGATCGATCGTTACAATTAGAGCAACCCTAAGAGCAACCACTACAGCAACCAATCAAATAATCCAAACACGCCTGTCTGCAGCTATTGGTGGGTCGACTCCGTACACTATAGGGGTAGCTCAGAAGACAGTTAGAACGGCGGGGCTGGCTACCTTGGACGCCATAACGCTTATATACATCGTTGATGACAATACGAGAAACTTTCCGGCTCAAATTGAGTTTAGCTCTACAGAAGACGCGATCATATCAGCGGTAGGCTATGTCATTAGCGTTAACATTAGGGGGGCGTAATGGCCGCACCTGTTGGTAATAAATTCTGGAAAGCCAGAACAAAACACGGTAGGGATAAATTGTTTNCTGACCCTAAATTGTTATGGTTAGCTTGCTGTGAGTACTTTCAATGGATAGAAGACAACCCGTTAAAGGAAGAAAGGGCGTTTGCCTATCAGGGCGTTATTACAAAAGACACTGTGTCAAAAATGCGGGCAATGACAATCGACGGATTATGTCTGTTTTTAGATATATCTGCACAGACTTGGTACAGATGGAGAGGTGAGGTAAATGATTTTAGTGATACCGTATCGCGTGTAGAGTCTGTAATACGGTCTCAGAAGTTCGCAGGAGCCGCTGCAGACATGCTTAACGCTAACATTATAGCGCGCGACCTTGGGCTGACTGACAAGCAAGCACAGGAGCACACAGGGGCTAGTGGAGGGCCAATCAAGACAGAGTCAAAAATAGAATGGGTAATCCAGCCGGTGAAGGCATTGAATGAAACGAACGCTGAAGATTAACCACAAGCTTTTGCCGTTCCTAACCAAGCCCCAGCCAATAAAGGTGGCTGTGGGCGGGCGCGGTAGTGGTAAGAGCCTAGGCGTTGGCGATATGCTCACATTTAAAATGGCCTCGGAAGTTGCTGATGTGTATTGCTTGCGCGAGTTTCAAGACTCAATCACTGACTCAGTGCATAAGGTGTTTAGGGGCAGCATAAACGACCGACTTAATTTGCCTGGCTGGAGCATATACGAGAACAGAATAGAGTCTCCGGAAGGCGCAAGAACCACCTACAAGGGCGCTAACCGAAACCCAGACGCCATGCAGTCAGCTCAAGGTTACAAGTATTCTTGGTTTGAGGAAGCGCACAGGGCATCACAAGCGTCATTGGATAAGCTACTGCCTACCATCTTGCGTAACCCCGGCGCGCAGTGCTGGTTCACGGCCAACCCTCAATCGTCAGGCGATCCATTTTCGCAGCGATTTATTGTGCCTTACCTGCGAGAACTAGAAGAAAACGGATTCTACGAGGATGACCTTCACTACATCGTGATGGTTAACTGGTCTGACAACCCTTGGTGGAACGATGAGCAGGAAGCATTGCGCAAGTGGGACCATGATCACCTACCAAGAGCCAAGTACGATTGGATCTGGGAAGGCAAGTTTATGGATACCGTAGAAGACGCCATTATTCAGCCTGAATGGTTTGACGCATGCATAGATGCTCATGTCAAGATGGGATGGAAGGCAACCGGCGCCAAGATTGTTTCACACGATCCGTCAGACCGAGGTGACGACGCTAAGGGCTTGTGCTACCGGCACGGCTCAATAGTGCACGATGTACAAGAGCGCACCTTTGGCGACGTTGCAGAGGGCGTGGACTGGTCAACGGCGTACGCTATTAAGGTAGGAGCACAGGATTACATATGGGACGCTGACGGATTGGGCCTTGGCTTGAGGCGGGATGTTTCGGAGAACTTTCAAGGCCACGACATTAGGCAGCATGCATTTAGAGGCGGTGAAACACCGCAATACCCTGACGCTCTGTATGACCCTATAAGCGACAACGCAGCCCAGGCCGTAAAGAACAGGGACGCCTTTAGGAATAAGCGCAGCCAGTTCTATGCCGCAATGCGTGATAGGTGCTATACAACTTACAAGGCGGTTATACATGGCGAGTACCATGACCCAGATGAAATGCTTAGCTTCAGCAAAGAGNTAAAGAACTTGCAAGCATTGAGAGCCGAAATATGCCGGATACCTAAGAAAGTAAACGGCAACGGTAATGGCAAGTTTCAGATCATGAGTAAGATTGATATGAAGAGGCTGCTTGAGATAGACAGCCCAAACATGGCAGACGCTGTGATGATGTCTTTCGCAGTTTCTGATAAAATAGTGAGCATGCCTACATTTATTCCACCCGTAATCAAGCCAATGGGTCAGCGAAATGGAATTACAAGAAGTCAAAGATCTCGTTGATACCGCTGATTACAGCACCAGCGCAACAAGGGAAGAAGCCAGTGACATGCTGGTCTTTGGCCGCATCACACAGTGGGGCGATGAGCTAGCCAACAGCGTACAGGTAGAGTTTCGAGGCCAGTTCGACTACATCAAGCCAAAGCGTAACCGCATCCTGAAAGACTTGTACGCAAACCCTATTGATATCACGTTCAAAGCAACTGATGGTGCCAGCACTGAGTCTGCAGAAACTCTCACGGGCATGTTCCGTCGTGATATGCAGCGGGCGCAAGAGTCTAATCAGACCATGCAGAAAGACCAAGTCGATTGCGGCATGGGATCGTTTCGCTTTATTACCGAGTATGAATCTAATTTTGACGACATGAACAACCGTCAAGTTATTAGGGCGTCGCCAATCAATGAATCAAACAACGTTGTTTATTGGGATCCTAACTGCAAGACGCAAGACAAGTCAGACGCTCGCTGGTGCTGCATTATCCACACCTACACTGAGGACGGCTGGGAGCGTTTTGTAGATGAAATGGGCATCACGGATGATGCCGCTAAAGACCCGATGCCATTTAAACAGGCCAATGAATCACAGGCATACTTCTGGCGCGGTAGTCAGAATGAGATAAAGATTGGCGAGTTCTATTATAAGGAAGCAAAACGCGAGCGCGTGCTGATGTATGAAGACCCGCTTGGCCAAGTTAAGGCTGTGTATCAGAAAGACGTGAAAGATGTAATTGACGACATGGAAGCCTCCGGCTTTATAAAGATTGGCCAGAAAATGAAGGAACGGTGGGTAGTTAAGAAAGGATTGGTTACCGGCGACCGCATCATTAAGGTAGATGGCAAAGAATGGACCCGCATCCCAGGCGAGCACATCCCAGTTATCTCTGCTTATGGCGACTGGTCACTGGTTGAGGGCCGAGAGATTTGGCGCGGCATCTATCACGACGCCCAGGACCAGCAGCGTCTGATTAACTTCACTCTGTCTTACTTTGCTGACACGGTAGCTCAAGGCGCCAGAGAAAAGCCCGTCATGGACCCGGGCCAGATCCAAGGCTTTGAGTACATGTGGACGCAATCAGGCGCCGAGGATAACTACCCGTACCGGCTGATGAATACCAAGTCCCCAACGGGCGAGCCTTATCCACC